ATGCAGATAGAGTATTAGATTATAATAGACCTAAGTATTATGGTGGAGCAGGAAATACTTATGAAGTATTTAATGTATTAGAAGCCTGGGGTTTAGATGAAGACTTTTATTTGGGGAATGTTATAAAGTATTTAGCACGAGCTGGTAAAAAAACTTCTAACAAAAAAGAAGACTTACAAAAAGCTTTAGTATATTTACAAAGAAGAATTGATAAATTATGAGTGAGCAAGTAGCTTTTAAAGAAACTAAGATCTATTCCTTTGGGGATATCTTAGTTGGTTTAGACTCAGAAGAGATTAATGAGTCTGAAGAAATTATTGAGCTTAGAAAAGTATTTTCTAAATTAGCTGAAGATCTTAAAGAGAACTATAATCTTAATAGATCTCCAGTAAAGAGTTTATTATTTGATCAGACTATAGGTGACTTGACAAGAGCTTTACTTATGTCTGAGAAACTATTAAAAATGGAATAATGAGAATAGCTGCAGTTATAATCATGTTTGCTGTTATTGCCATGTTATGGGCAATAGCACATATACTATACAAACCTGTGTATGATAAGATCTCACAGCAGTATGTAATTAATGAAGATGATTTTAAACTTGCAAATATTTGTATTCTATTGATGTTAAGCCTTTCTCTAGCAATCGGCCTACTACTATAGCCTGTATCTCTCTGTTTCCAAGGTTAATACAAACAGGCTCGTCCCCAGTTGCAAAGCTGGGGATTTTTTTGTATATTAGTGTATGGCAGAAATTGTTAAGCAAGGAGAAGTTAATGTAGCAGGCACTATACTCTATATAGGTAGTAATGGTGTTATATTAACTAAAATTACAAACTTAAGATTTTATAATCCTCTACCATATGTGCTTACACTAGAAAGATATGATGCAATATCTGCTACTAGTGAAACATTGTATGAATTAACACTAGGAGCTGGTGATACAGTAACTGATGATTTAATATATGCTCTAAAAGAAGGGGATGAATTAGTTGTATACTCTAATATCCCAGGAACAACTTATTATGTATATGGTATAGATTATGCAAGTAGTTGATAATAATGGAAATATATTTGGTGGTGGATTACAAGTAAATGGTCCAGATGGTAAGCCAAAGACTATTGGTGGTGGTCCTCCAACAGGAGCTGCTGGTGGAGATCTTTCTGGATTTTATCCTAACCCAGGAGTAGTATGGAGTAATGGTTTACCTACTTATGACTTACAGTATTATCCACTAAGTTTAAATCCAGCAGGGTATATTACAACTGCAGCTCTGTCAGGTTATTTAACTGTAGCAGCAGCAGCAAGTACGTATTATCCACTTACAAATCCTAATGGATATATCTCAGGTATAACAGGATCTATGGTTACTAGTGCTTTGGGTTTTACTCCTTATGATGCAACAAATCCAGCAGGATATATTAATTCTTCTGCATTAACACCTTACCTTACTTCTGCTACAGCAGCTAGTACCTATCAACCAATATTAAGTTTAACTACAACAGGAACAAGTGGAGCAGCAACATTAGTAGGATCTACATTAAATATTCCTAATTATGCAAGTAGTGGTGGAACACCAGTCAATATACAAACATTTACATCAAGTGGAGTATGGACTAAACCTGCAAATGCAAAACTAGTAGAGGTATTTTTATTTGGTGCAGGCGGTGGAGGAGGTGCTGGTAGAAGAGGTGCACCAACAACAGGAAGATATGGAGGTGGTGGCGCAGCTACTGGTTCTGTTGTAATTAATAAAATGGATGCTTCAGTATTATCAGCTACAGAAAATATTTGGATTGGTATTGGAGGCAATGGTGCCAGTGTTGTTACTGTAGATAATACAAATGGTTTAGCAGGTAGTGTTGGTGGAACTTCATACATAGGTGGAACTGGAAATGCAGCAACTGCTAAAATAATAGCTCCAGGTGGGGGAAGTGGTTTTGGTGGAACTAACGTTGCAAATAGTAGTGGTCAATCAGCAGCACAGCTTATCTATGGAGTATATGGTGTTAATGCATATGGTACAGGATCATTCAGTGCAAGTAGTTTTACTACTAATAACGTGTTCAATGTTAGACCAATTACATGTGGTGTATATGGTGGTGGAATAGATACAGCAAATAATAGATACTCAGGTTCTTCTATTCAAAATAGAAAAATGGATTTAGCTACATTGTTTTATACCACATCTGGTGGAGTAGCAGCAGGTGCTGTTGGTGCAAATGGTACATTTTCATTAACAGATGCAAACTTTGCTGTATTATCATCTGGGGGAGCAGGTGGAGCATCAGGAGATGCAGCAGGAACAATAGCTGGGGGAAGAGGTGGTAATGGTGGTATATGTGCTGGAGGTGGGGGTGGTGGAGCATCTACAAATAGTGCAGCATCTGGAGCTGGTGGTACAGGTGGTAATGGATACTGTATAATTATAACATATTTCTAATGATACGCGTAGCAATAATAGTAGATAATATTGTAGAGAATATAATTGCAATTGAGCAGGATAATATGCACATGTTATCTGAAACAACCTACATCATTTCTGACACATTAGAAATTGGAGATATAATATCTTAATTAGTTTGTTATCTAAATAATTTTCATTATATTATAGATATAGTATGTAATTATTTAGAAATGGATATCTTAAATTTTATTAGTTGGATTAAGGGTAGTAGACTTGTCTCTACTGTAGATCCACAAAAAACACTTATTCCTCTTGGTGTAAAAACTAATAGAAGAGATGATGATTATGTACCAGTTACTATGACTGTTCAAGATTTTATCTCACAAATTCCTACACCTCCAGGTCCAGCTGTTACCTCATCTATTTGGGCAAATGGTTTTACAGTAGTAGGTTGTATTAATGAAAATATTACATTACCAAATAATGCTAATTTAACTTATAAAACACCCCTAGCAATGTGCGTAGGGAAAACTTTAACCATTCCAGTAGGAACAACTTTAACAATAATACCATGAGTCAAATAAATGTAGATGATATAATTCCGCAGTCAGGAAGTGATGTAAATGTCAATGGAGTAGTAATAAAAGAAATAAATGCTAATAATAGATTCATTCTTTATGGAGGAACCGCATTTACACCAAATACATCAACTGGTAATAATGTTACCATTGTTGGTAGTAGAGCAATGCCAGTAAATACTGGAAATTCAAATACAGCAATAGGTTCAAATGCATTAAGAAATAACTCAACTGGGAGTAATAATACTAGTTTAGGCAAGGATGCTTTATTTAATAATACAACTGGTTCTTCAAATAGCGCACTTGGAGAAGCTGCATTATATACTATTACTACAGGAAGTAACAATGTTGCAATAGGACAACAAGCATTATATCAAAACAATGGAACAGAAAATGTTTGTATTGGGAATTCAGCTGGTTTTATAACTACAGGTAGTTACAATGTTATTGTTGGAACTTCTTCTGGAGCGACTTTAACTACAGGAAGTAACAATGTTTTATTAGGTGATGATACACAAACTGCTACAGCAACAACAAACAATTCTATTACTTTAGGTAATGCCTCTCATAATGTTTTACGTTGTGCTGTTACTACAATTACATCTCTTTCAGATGCAAGAGACAAAAAAGAAATAGAAGAACTACCAGTAGGATTAGAGTTTGTAGAAAAACTAAAACCAGTTAAGTTTACATGGGATGATAGAAATGAGGAAGGTAAGCATGATATAGAAGATTTTGGGTTTATTGCTCAGGATTTAAAAGCATCACAAGAAGAAGCAAATGCAAATTACCTTGGTTTAGTTTATGAAGAAAACCCTGAAAAACTAGAAGCATCTTACGGTAAATTATTACCTGTATTAGTTAAAGCTATTCAAGATTTAAGTTCAGAAGTTAAATCTTTGAAAGAAGAACTAGAAACATTAAAAAATAAATAATAAATAATAATGGATATTTTAAATTTTATTTCTTGGATTAGAGGTCGTAGAATTGTAAATTCTGTTGACCCTAATAAAACATTACTACCTGTGGCTCTTCAAGATGATAGAAGAGATGATGAATATTTAACAGGTGCTATTACAGTACAAAATTTTACAACACAAGTTGCAGCAAACATACCTGCTGGCGCACAAGGCCCAATAGGCCCACAAGGTGTACCAGGACCAGTAGGACCAGCAGGTCTTAATTGGCAAGGTGCATGGTCAGCAGCAGGTACTTATGTAGCTAATGATGCAGTAGGTTTTGGTGGGGCATCCTATTTTTGTATTAATCCAGTAGGGCCTTCTCCTACAGATCCTGCTACAGATACAGTTAACTGGGCATTGTTAGCTTCTCAAGGTGCAACTGGTCCTCAAGGTCCTCAAGGTATTCAAGGTCCAGTAGGTCCATCTGGAACTGCTACACCAAGTTTTAGTATTGTACCTTCAGGATTAGTTTCTGTAGCACCAGGATCTGATATAGTAGTTACATTTAGTACAATACCTGGTAACACGTATAATAATAGTTCTTGGCCTATTTTTTGCATAAAAACTGCATTACAAAAAGTAGCAGCAGCAACAACTTTAAACACAAAAGTTTATATAACTAATACAGCCCCTTTTCAAGGAACTGTTTTTAATGCTACTGGCGCAACTCTTATTGCAAATACAAGTACTGCAACATCAGGTGTAAATCAAAGAGTTGTAAAAATTGAAAGAGATATTTGGTTTACTAATAATCTTTGCCAGTTTTTAAATAATGGTACAGATCCAAATGAAGCATTCTCTGATTCAGGTATTGGAAGTAATGCTGGAGCAACATACAATTCTGGAATTTTTGAAAATGCTTTGTCATTTGGAACTATAAACTGGTCACTTAACACATACATTGTAGTTACTGTAGAATCCGTTGGAGGAACATCTTCTATTGGAGCTAGATTTCTTTCAGTAGCAAGAATTTAAATTAATAATTATATATAAAACAAAGTAAAATGGATATTTTAAATTTTATATCATGGATTAAAGCGGGTAATTATAGAACCACTTTACCAACAGATGTACCTAATCTTTTAGCAATTGGGTCTAGAGATGTAACTAGAGATGATGCTTGGTTACCATTAGCAGTAAATGCAGCACCGTTACAATCTTTGTATAATACAGGTACTGTAACTCAGTTAACTTCTATTACAACAGCTGTTACTTTGAATACACATGCCGGAGTTATTAATACAGTAAATGCAGGTACTGCACCAGGTACACCGGATGTATTTATATTAAATAATACAAATATACAAGCAAATTCAATTTTGCTTTTAAGTGTTAATTATCCAGCTGTTGGGTCAGGTACTCCAGTAGTATCTTCAGAAATTAATGCACTGGGTAATTCTGCAAGGATTATTATTAGAAATCCAGATACTTCTGGCCCATTGGATCAACCATTAAACATTCATTTCTTAATCATTAATCCTCAATAACATATAAAATACTAATTATGTCAATAGGAAATTTAAAAGACTACGGAAACAAGGGAAATAATTTTCCTTGGCAATTGAAAGTACTTGAAGGTCTACAAAAAATTTATGATTTTTTAGTAGGAAGTAGTGTAGTAGCAACAAGAACACCTGTAATTCTTTCTGATATTGGTGCTGGAGCTATATCAGTAACATATGGTTTTTCAATAGCCAATGTTGGAGCTGCTTCTGGAACAGTTAATGGTGTTACATTACCTGCAGGAACAACTGTAAATTTTGCTCCTGATAAGAATAACTCTCTAAGTGGTATTACTTATGATGCAACAGGTACTACATTTTTAATTACTTGGATATCATAAACTATGGGTACTATAGTTTCCATAGCTGGGGGTTCAGGTTCTAATGATATTCTTACCCAATACCCAATGCTCACAGATGCATTTGGTAGAATTAGAACAGCACAACCATTAACATTATTTGATTCATCTCATAGATATAGAGATAATGGTTTATGGAATACTTCTACAACAAGTGGAGGTACTGCAGTATTTAGTCCAAATGAAGGATTAGTAAATCTAAATGTAACTGGCACAGCTGGATCTGAAGTACTAAGAGAAACAGCAAAGGTATTTTCTTATCAACCAGGTAAGTCTTTGTTGGTTATGAATACCTTTGTGATGGCTCCAGCTCAAACTAACCTAAGACAAAGAGTGGGTTATTTTGGAACAGAAAATGGTATATATATTCAATTAAGAGACAACACTTTAAGTTTTGTAGAAAGAAGTTTGGTTACAGGTGTTGTAACTGAAACTGTTGTAGATCAAGCTTCTTGGAATGCTGATACAATGGATGGTAATGGACCATCAGGAATAACTTTAGATATTAGTAAAGCTCAGATTCTATTTATGGATATTGAGTGGTTAGGTGAAGGCACAGTAAGAATAGGGTTTATAATAGATGGAAACTTTATAGTTTGTCATAGATTTAATCATGCTAACTTAATTACTTCTACTTATATTACTACAGCTTCATTACCATTAAGATACGAGATACTTAATGCATCAACTGCAACAGCAACCACATTAAAACAAGTTTGTTCTTCTGTAATATCAGAGGGAGGATATGAGTTAAGAGGGGCACAACAAGCTGTTGGTACACCAATACTTACTCCAAGAACATTTGCTGCAGCAGGAACTTATTATCCTATTGTAGGGTTAAGACTTGTGCCAACTAAACTAGATGCAATTGTAATACTTACTGCTGCGTCTATATTAGGTTTAGGTAATGGTAAAAACTATGCTTGGAGAGTTGTTCAATCTGCAACTATAACTGGTGGTTTATGGACTCCTGTTGGGGTTGATTCTGCTGTTGCATATAACTTAACAGGTACATCTGCTGCTGGAGGTAGGGTGTTAGCACAGGGGTATGTAAACTCTTCTAACCAAGGTTCTCCAAGTATTAACATATTAAAAGAAGCTTTATTTGCAACTCAACTTGAAAGAAATACTTTTACAGGAACTCCTTTTGAATTAGTAGTTGAAATGGCTATTGATACTATAGGAGGAACTTTAGGTGGATATGTTTCTGTAGATTGGGAAGAAATAAGTAGATAAACTATAAATAAAATATATTAATTCAAATGAGTACGTTAATACAATTAAGTGGTGGTGGGAGCAGTGTAACAGAAACTGTTGTAAATTTATCTGCTGCTCAAATTTTAAGTACTGGATCAAGTCCTGCAGTAATTTTACCTGCACCAGGAGCAAATCAATATTATGCTATTTATTCAGTTGCCATGGAGTTTACAGATAATGGAACACCTTATACTATTGGTACAGGTGCCAATCCATATATCTTTATTAATCCAAGTGCTACAGGAAACATGTTTATGCAAAAAGGATTTATGACAACTGCTGGAAATAAAGCAATGCACTTTACACATTTTGAGGGTGCTCTTGATACAGCTAATTCTGTTAACTATCAATTTAATGGTACATGGATAAATAAACCTATTGTATTAAGAACATGGGGGGATGTTAATCCTACTCTTGGAAATGGCACATTGAGATTTGTAATTAAGTATGACATAAGAACATTTGGCGCATAATGAAAAATTTATTTATAGTTTCTTTACTGTTAATGTTTATCAGTTCTTGTTCATTAGAAAGAAGACTTGAAAAATACTGCCCGCTTTGTACTCAGAAAGATAGTATAGTTACTATAACACAAATTAGAGATACTACTATTAATATCCCGGGAGAAACTGTATATATAGAAGATACATTATTCTGTGATTCATTAGGTAATGTATATGCCTCTAGACTAGCAGAGAAAGATGGAACTATTATTAAGTTACAATCAAGAGTT